GTGAATCCTACAGACTTTTTATTGATCACTGATGGCACAATACAATACCTAGACTGGTCATATAAGGTTGACAGATCTAAGCCTATGCGTTTGAAGCCTATGAGTGAATTGAATGGTAGATATTTTGAGTTTAAATATAAGTCAGACACAGACTACTACAATGAGCAGTATCAAAAAAAATTCAATGAATCCTATGGCACTAGATTAGAGGATAGCGGCTATGATTTTGCAAAAGAAAAACAAACAGCTGAGGTGATATTTTCACCTACACCACTGGTGGGATATAATGGAGAGGACAAAGTATTCAGCACAATATTCAAACTGAATAACAGTGTAGAGGATGCCACTGATCACAATATCAGAATAATGCAAGCAAAGAAAGTGACAGGGGTGACTGGGTATGCAGTTAAAAATGGCAGTACAACAATACAGACATTGACTACCTATGGGTATGCTGGACACCTAGATGATCCTGATGCACCAAATGCAGATTTGAACTTTGGAGTGCCACAGGAATTGTTTTTTGAATTAGCTACAGACTATCCTACAGCAAACCTATTCAATGCATACTGGTCAGAATATGTGGCAGAGATCACAGACAAAGACAGTAAGCTATTGAGTTTATATATCTACCTGAAAGCAAAAGACATTTTCAATCTAGACTTTGCAAAGCTGATCTATATTGATGGGGCATTGTGGAGGCTTAATAATATCCAGGATTTTAATCCTATGGATATAAGCACTAGCAAAGCAGAATTTTTAAAAGTAATAGAAACAACATACGAATAAGATGGCAAATGAAAAAGTAGGTGTAGACATTGAAATCAATACTGGTGATTCGGAAAAGAAACTAAAAGACACCAAAAACCAGATCAAGGATCTGGGCAACAATGCAAAGAAGTCTGAGAAAGATGCCAAAGATGCAGGCACTGCATTTGGATCATTGGGGAATACATTGAAGTCACTGGGGATCATCACAGTGATTGCAGGTGCATTTAATTTTTTCAAAGAGACACTGAGCAAAAATCAGAAAGTAGCTGATGGGGTAGCTGCTGTGTTTAATACTATTTCAACTATCATCAATAACCTGATAGATATTTTTATCAGTGTGACATCAGAGGTAGGCAAAAGCACAAACGGATTTGAGGCACTAGGAAAGGTATTGAGTGGCATTTTTACACTAGCAATCACACCATTGAAACTAGCATTTGATGGTATCAAATTAGTGATCAAAGAGGTGCAGCTAGCCTGGGAAAAATCACCATTTGGTGATAAGGATCAAAAGGTCATCAAAGAATTAACTACTGACATTGAAGCTACAAAAGATAGTTTGTCAAAGACAGGCAAAAATGCAGTACAGGCAGGAAAAGATATATACAACAATTTTGGAGAGGCTGCATCATCTGTGGTGGATGTAGTGAGTAAGACTGTAGACAAAGCTAGCAAAATGAATGTAGCTGCCATCTATGAGCAGTCAAAGGCTACCATTGCATTAAAAAACAATGCAGTGATTGCTGCTGCACAGTTAGCTGGTTTGGTAGAGAAATATGACAGACAGGCTGAACAGCTTAGACAGATCAGAGATGATGAGTTCAAAAGTATTGATGAAAGAATAGCAGCAAATGCTGCATTGGGGAAAGTATTAGATCAGCAGGAAAAAGCACAGAAAGCCCTGGCACAGCAAAGAGTGGCTGCTGCTGCTGCTGAATTAGCACAGAATAAACAGTCAGTAGAATTGCAGGCTGCATTGATAGAGGCACAGAACGAGGTGGCAGCTGTAGAGGCACAGATAGCAGGTTTAAGATCAGAGCAATTAGTGAATGCCACTGCATTGACAAAAGAAAAACTAGCCCTGGATCAATCCATTGCAGCTAGTGAAAATAAACTACTGGTAGATCGTAAAAAGGCAAATGCTGAACTGATCAAAGATGAGATCCTAAAACTAGAAACACAGAAACAGATTGCAAAAGAGGAGGCAGATCTAGAACTAGCTAGATTGCAGCAAAACATTGCAAATACAAATGCAGGCACACAGGCCAGGGTAGATGCAGAGATTGCCTATGCAGAAAAGAAACAGGAAATAGATCTACAACTTGCATCACTAGAAAATCAGATAGCAGTTGCAAATTTCACTAGAGAGATTGAGGATCTAGATAGATTGCAGACAGCTAGAGGTGTACAATACGAGGATAGACTGGCAGCATTAGACATAGAGCAAATGGTAGTGCAGGAGGCATTTGATAAGAAACTGATCACTGAAAAAGAATACAATGAGAAAGTCAAATCATTGACAGATCAGAGAATAGCATACCAGGATGCAGAATTACAAGCCAAACTACAATTTGCCAGTGCAATTGGTGGGGTTTTTGCTGGCTTATCTGGTTTATTTGAGCAAGGCACTACAGCAGCAAAGGTGGCAGGTTTGGCAGAGATTGCAATAGGCACAGGTGTGGGATTTGTACAAGGTTTGGACATTGCACAGAAATCAGCTAAGGCTACAGGGCCAGCTGCTGCATTTGCATTTCCTATTTTCTATGCTACACAAATAGCTGCAGTATTAGGGGCGGCATCTAGAGCAAAACAAATCATGACACAGGTAAAAGGTGGAGGCGGTGGAGGTGCTACAGCATCAGCACCAGCATTGTCAGCTGCACCTGTTCTACCTGCATCACCTATACAGAACACAGTGACACAAATAGATCAGCAATCAATCAATCAGATGGGATCTGCTACAAACAGAGCCTATGTGGTAGAATCAGATATTACCAACAGCCAGGAAAGGATCACTAGAATTAACAGAGCAGCAAGATTAACTTAAAAAACTATTTATAAGAATGGAAAGAAACTTACCAATATATAACCTAGAGATCCTGTCTGATGTAGACAGTGACATGGAGGTGGACTATGTGGCACTGGTAGACAGGCCTGCAATAGACAAAAACTTTTTAGCATTTAATGAAAACAATGTGCAGATGTCATTTGCCATCCAGGATGAGGATGAGCAGATCATCACAGGTGCATTGATGCTGGCTGACAAACCTATATACAGAAATGATGAAAACGGTGAGTACTATGTGGTATTCACAAAAGACACGATCAAGCAAATTGCTCAGAAATTCTTTGCTAAGGGCTACCAGTCAAATGTGAATCTGATGCATGACAGTGGCACAAAACTAGAGGGGCTGACTATGTTTGAATCCTGGATCACTGACAGCAAAAGGGGGATCATGGCCATGAAAGGCTTTGAGGATGTACCTGATGGCAGCTGGTTTGGATCATTCAAAGTGAACAATCCTGAGGTATGGAAAATGATCAAAGATGGCAAAGTGAAAGGCTTTTCAGTAGAGGGTTTATTCAGCTACAAAAAAGCTGACATACAACAAAGCCAGGCACAGGATCTATGGTCACAGATTCAGCAGATACTTAGTCAGGTAAAATAAAAACTGAGCAAAAAAAATTGAATAGAGGGTAGCAGAGATGCTGCCCTTTTTCTATGTGGTCATATTGTCATGTGCATTCTATTTATGGTTTAAACAAGTATTATATGACACCATTAGAAGCTGTATTGAAGATCAAAGCAATGTTTGAGCAAGCTGGGGCGAATTTCGCTGATCCTGTTTTGCCTGCTATTGATCCTGCTGCTGCACCTGCTGCAGAGCCTGCTGTTTTACCTATTGAGGCGGCAAAAGAATATGATTTAAAGTCTGGCGGAAAAGTTATGATTGACATGCTAGAAGTTGGCGGCTTAGTTACATTGATTGATGAAGCTGGGAATACTGCACCTGCACCTGTTGGTGAACATGAGTTAGTAGATGGCACAATCATCATTTTAGATGAGGCTGGTAAAATTTTAGAGATCAAATCTGCACAGGTAGAAGCACCTGAGGTAGAAATAGAGATCACTGCACCAGTAGAGCCAACAGTAGCAGAATTGAAGATCAAAGAATTAGAAGCTGCTATTGATGAAATAAAGAAAGATGCTGAAATGAAAAAGAAAATGATGTCTGCTGCAGATGCAAAATTCAGCAAGGCTATCAGTGATTTATCTGATGTAATTGTAGGCATGATTAACACATCATCATCTAATGCAACTGAGAATCCAAAAGACAAATTCAATCAGCATGTAGAAAGCAAGGATGACAAAATGAAAAGATTTTTAGATTTAGCTAAGAATATAAACAAGTAAATTTTTTTTAAAACAAACAAAAAACAAATAACATGGCATTTGATGTATCAGCATTAGCAACCTACACAAAAGAGAATCAAGATCTTTTGGTAGCTTCATCTGTATTAGGTAGCAAAACTGCTAGCTTAATTAAATCACAGGGCAATGTGATGGTAGGTGTTAAATCTAGCGAAAAGATTAACATCATGGACACTGACGCTTTCTTTCAAGATGGATCATCTTGCGGATTCAACGCATCAGGTACAACTACCTTCACTCAAAGAACTGTAACTGTAGGAAAAATGAAAGTAAATGAGGCTTTATGTCCAAAAGACTTAGAGAGAACTTATTTGCAAAAGGCTTTACCAGCTGGATCTAAATATGATTCAGTAGTATTTGCTGAGGAATATTCAACTAGAAAAACTGAAAAGATTGCTGCTCAGTTAGAAACTGGTTTATGGCAGGGTGATGTTTCATCTGCAAATGGCAACCTAAATAAATTTGATGGTGTGATCAAATTAGCAACTGCTGCTGGCGGTGCAATTGTAGATGCAAACACTACTACTTATTTCGGTACACCTGCAACTGCAATCACTGCTGCAAATGTAATTGCTGTATTTGATGCAGTTTACAAAGCAATCCCTGCTGAGGTAGTAGCAAAGGATGATACTGCAATTTTCTGTGGTATGGATGTTTTCAGAACTTACACAATTGCATTAAAGAATGCAAACATGTTCAGCTATTCATATGATGGAAAAGCTGATTCTGAGTTCGTATTGCCAGGTACATCTATCAAGGTGATTGCTGTACAAGGTTTGAACGGAACAAACAAGATCTATGCAATGAGAATTTCTAACTTATTCATTGGTACAGACTTATTGAATGAAGAAGAAAGATTTGAAATTTTCTATGCAAAAGAAGCTGATCAAGTGCGTTTTGTATCTGAGTTCAAAATGGGTGTAAACTTTGCTTTCCCAGCGGAAATCGTAAAGTTCACAGTATAACTATAAAGGGCAGGGATTGATTTTCCTGCCCTATTTTAAAAAAAAAATAAAACATTCAAAATATGTCATGTGCATTAACACAGGGATATACACTAGATTGCAAAGATAGCATAGGCGGCATTAAAGCTGTTTGGTTTATTGCTGCTGGTGATGTAACAGCAGTAGCTGAGGCATCAGGAGTAGTGACAGCTATCACAAAAGCATCTGGCAAAGTATTCTATAAATATCAGCTTGTAAAGCAAAGCAGTTCATTGACTGAGAATGTGAACGCAAATGTGCAAAATGGCACTGTGTTCTATGCTCAGGAATTAGCTGTAGTCTTAAACAAGATGCAAGCAAATACAAGAAATGAAATCTTGTTATTAGCTAAAAACAATTTGTTGGCTGTAGTAGAAGATGCGAACGGCAAATACTGGTTAATAGGAAAGGAGAACGGTTTAGACCTGACTGCTGGATCTAGTGCAACTGGTACTGCTCAGGCAGACAGAAACGGCTACACTTTGACATTCAGTTCTGGTGAAAAAGCATTAGCACCTGAGGTAGCTAGTGGAATCATTGCAGCACTGACAGCTTAGGCTTTCGTGGTTTTCAAATAGTAGGTAGTCGGCCAGTCTCTCAAAAGGGGGCTGGCTTTTTTATTGTGGTAAAAGTCAGTGCAGATGCTATTTATCAATGATGATATATCTAAGAAAAGGACATACAGATCAGGTGATAGTAACACTGACAGAAAAGCAAACACTATCAGTGCCAAACTATCTATTCTATTTTAAACAAAGATCTAGCAATGATGTAGTAGCATTTGTGATATTGAATGCAGCTGATCTGTCTCAATACAAAGACAGATACAATAAATTCAGCATAAATGGGGTGACACATTTTTCTAGTGAATTAGCAGGTGAATGGGAATACATGATCTATGAGCAAAGCAGCACTACAAATGTGAATCCAGCCCTGGCTACTGGTTTACTAGAAACAGGCATCATGAGATTGTCAGATACAGACAGTTTCAGTTTCACTGAATATTCAACGAATAACACATACATAGTAAGATAATGACAAACGATCTAGTAATATTGAATTTTGCTGAGGCCAGACAGCCTGAGTACAGAGAAAAAAAGGGCAGCGGATATATAGAGTTCGGAGAGAGAAATGACTATCCTGGCTACCTTTTAAGTCTATACAATAAGAGTGCAAAGCACAATGCTATTGTGAGAGGCAAAGTAAACTACATCATAGGCAATGGGTGGGCTACAAAAGAGGCTGATCCAGCTGCTCAGGAATTTATCAATAAGGTGAACAGCTTTGATGAATCATTAAATGATTTGACTAGAAAAGTAGACATTGACATTGAGGTTTTTGGTGGGGCATATTTAGAGGTGATCTGGTCACAGTTTGGTGGACAGCTTACTGAGATAGGCCATATTGACTACACAAAGATCAGATCAAACAAAGACAATACATCTTTCTGGTACAAGCAGGACTGGTCTGATAGAAAGGAAAAGGAAATTGTGCTGCCTGCATTCAATACACAGAACAGACAAGGAAAGCAGATTTTGTACATTAAGGAATACAGGCCAGGACTAGAAACCTATGCACTACCTGGTTACATGGGTGCATTGAATTTTATTGAATCAGACATTGAGGTATCTAGACATGTACTAGGGAATGCTCAGACAGGGTTTTCTGCTAGCAAACTGATCACATTGCCAAATGGTGAGCCTACACCTGATGAGAAAAGAAACATTGAAAAGAGATTTGAAAATAGATTCACTGGATCTGATGGCAAAAAGTTCATTTTATCCTTTGTGCAGAATGCAGACAGAAAGCCTATTGTTGAGGATCTAGGGGCATCTGATTTGACAAAAGAGGATTTTAGCAGAGTAGATACAATGATCCAGCAGAACATATTTGCAGGGCATCAGATCACTACACCTGCATTGTTTGGTATTGCAGAGCCTGGTAAATTAGGCAGCAGATCAGAGATGAGAGATGGCTATGAGATTTTTAAAAATACCTATGTAAATGACAAGCAGCAATTTTTAGAAAGCATT